CACCCAAACACCAAGCATTGGAACAGGTTTAGCTGTATTTTGCGTAGTCGATGCAGATACTAACACAGGTTGTATTTATGGGCAAAGAATTGTGGGCGGCTTATTTCGATTCCTTTACAATGAATTTTATATGAGGGATACTACCACAACACACACTTTAAGTATGACTAATCCAACGCAAACGCAACAAATTCGAAGCGCGGCTTACCGTCAGAGCGATGGTTTTGTTGAGGCATATATTGACGGCGCGAGCGATGGAAGTACTACGTTTACATACGGAACAGAGCAAGCTCACACCTTGATTGGTTTAGGCGCGGAAGGAAACAAGGTGAATAAATTCAATGGCAGGATTCAAGAGGTGGTATATTATGAAACCGACCAAATAAACAATCAGGACGGGATACACGACAACATCAACACCTTCTACAACATCTACTGATGAACGGATATATCATCGTACTTCCAACCGCCACGCAGACAAGCGAAGCACGGGCAAAGCAAATAACGCGAGAACTCTACAACATATCGCGTCCCGTTCTCATTCAGGCAGAAGGCGAAAAGGCGTCCACCGTCTTTGGAATCGTTACGCACCCCGACGGAATCCAAAACGCTTTACAGGTGAATACGGATTACCTCATCTTCGTCCACGAAGCGGCGACGCTCGAAAAGCTGACGGCGTGTTTCCCTGAACTCACGAACGATGAACGGTTCCAACTCAGCGCATACGTGCAGACGAATCACCGTTTTCCGTTTGGGCATATCATTCCAAGCACGACGACCGTGCGCGATCACGACTATATGAAAGCAGCGGGCTGGTTTACCGATGAAGATATTTAAGACCGTCGCGCTGTTTGCTTTGGCGCTTGTAGCCGTGCCGATTGGCTTTGTGTACGGTATCGTGGTCGCCATCGTTCACGTCATCACGTACCCACGGACGGCAGGGCGCGAGCTGTACGAAGCCTTCCGACAACTCAGCAAAATCGTGAGCGTCATGGCGGCGGAAATGCTTAACGCGGTCCTGATTCACAAAAGCGGCATACCGTTTGGAACGCATACCGTAAGCGCGACGCTGGGAGCCAACTACCGAGAAAGCACGCTGAAGCCGCTGGGCGAATGGTTACGCGCCACGCTCGACAGTATCGAAGCAAGGCACTGCACGACGGCAGCAGAACGCGCGGGAATATGACAAATACAAATTGAGTAAATTGCAGCCATGAAGGTAACGATTCAAAAGACCTACAATAAAGACGGCTGGCACTGGTCAGCTGGAACCGTTGTAGACGTATCCAATAAATTCGCTGCAAAGCTGAAAAAAGGCGGATACCTGGATAAGCCCGAAAAGAAAGAAACTAAAGAAAAATCTAAGAAATAATGGCCCAGACAACAGGCATAATTAACTCAAGCAGCATCCGCGTTTTTTTGGGAACGACGGACGACAGTGAGGTAGTATTGGATCACGTAACCGAGTGCAGCATTTCCATGTCAACGGACATGCGCGACATCACCACCAAAACAAGCGGTGGATGGCGCGAGCTGTTGCCAGGTTTAAAATCAGCAAGCTTGAGCGTTTCAGGTTTGTTTGCTGAGGACGCTACGAACGGTTACAACCAATTGGTAGATCACCAAATTGCAGGCGAAAAGCTTTTTGTGATTTTCACCAACACGGGCACAGGTGCAGCCGCTAACCAAGGCGACGAACAGTTCGATGTTGCTGGATACATTACGAGCCTTGAGCAAACCGCAGGCGTTGAAGATAACGTTGGTTTTTCAATGACAATCGAAATCACGGGAACAGTTGTGCGCGAGGTAATTGCGTAATAACTTTACCGCATGATTGAAATTAAGCTTGACGGCAAGACGTACCCCATGCGCGCAACAATGCGCGCTTGGAAAAAGTTCGAAGATGCAACTGGTAAAAAGGTTGCGCAAGTAGACAGCGAAGACATCACAGCCATTCCAGAACTGATATATTATTTCGTTCAGGAAGGTTGCAAAAGCCAGGGCATGGCATTTGAGATGGACGTTGATGACTTTTTAGGCATGATTGAAGTGGGCGATTTGCCTGCTTTGTCAGAAGCGGTACAAAAGGCGATGGGTACTCAAAAAAAAACGAGAACCAAGGCAAGCCGTTGAGTTGGGACCAAATTGAACAAATGGGGCTGGGGCAATTACGCCTTAGCCCTTTTTTGCTTTACGATATGACGTTTTCGGAATTTGGTAACGCCATGCGAGGGCACTACAAAGAAATCGAGGAACGCGAAAAAGCGGAATGGGAGCGCACCAGGTGGCTGGCTACCATCACCGTCAACCCACACGTAAAAAAGCGACTGACGCCAAAGGACTTGGCGACGTTCCCCTGGGAGAAGAAAGAGAAGGCCGCCGACGGATTAAGTATCTTGCGGTCATTAGCAAAGTAACGATATGGCAAAGCTTGGCGATTTAGTTGTAAGGATTGGCGCAAATACGAAAGACTTTAATGCGAAACTTGGAACGCTAAAAAGTCAGATACGCAAGGACACAAAAAACATAGCGGCGATGGGCCGCAATTTGTCCATGAGCGTAACGGCGCCGCTTGCTTTGATTGGCGCGAGTTCGTTTCGGACGGCTGCCGATTTTGAGCAAAGCATGGCAAAGGTCAAGGCGGTATCAGGCGCGACCGCTGACGAATTTGCGAAGCTTGAAAGTAACGCCAAAGAGTTAGGCCGTACCACGCGATTCACAGCGTCGGAGGTAAGTGAACTCCAATTAAATTTTGCCAAGCTTGGTTTTACGGCTGAGGAAATTACGCAAGTAACGGGCGCGACGCTTGCATTGGCGCAAGCAACTGGCAGCGACTTGGCGACGAGTGCCGAGATAGCTGGATCGACATTGCGGGCGTTCGGTTTAAGTGCTGACGAAACCAGCCGCGTTACCGACGTGATGGCCAAAAGCTTCAGTACTTCTGCGCTCGACATGGATACGTTTGCTGACTCCATGAAGTACGTGGCGCCAGTAGCAAAGGCGGCAGGATTAAGCGTAGAAGAAACGACGGCCATGCTTGCGAGTTTGTCCAACGCAGGTATCAAAGGCTCACAGGCAGGCACGTCATTGCGGCGTATTATTTCCGAGCTGGGCGCTACGGGCGGCGACGTAGCTGGAGCCATTAAAAAGCTGGCAGGCGAAGGCTTGAATTTGGCCGACGCCAAGGATGAGGTTGGACGGAGCGCGCAAAGCGCCTTGCTTGTTTTGGCAAACAGCACTGACCAAACGGCAAAGCTTACGACGGAATTCCAGAACGCCAAAGGCGCGGCCCAGGGTATGGCCGACATCATGGACGATACGGCTGAAGGTGCTATGAAGCGGATGCAGTCAGCTTTGGAAGGCGCACAAATTGAAATCGGATCGGCATTAGCGCCGATTATGATTAAGCTGGCTGGTATCGTTTCTGATTTGGCTAGTCGCTTTTCTTCAATGAGCGACGGCGGGCAAATGTTGATTATGTCGGTTGCTGGAATCGCCGCAGCCATTGGCCCAATTTTAATGATACTGCCAAACCTGATTGAAGGCATTAAATTGGCGCGCATTGCATTCACAGCGTTAAATACAACGATGCTTGCCAACCCGTTTTTCTTGGCGGCCACGGCCATCACAGCGGTCGTCGGTGCGGTCGCTTTATTGTACAGCAATGCTACGGATGCGGAAAAAGAAATTGCGAAATTACGCGATGAGCTGAACGGCTTGGATAAAGACGAAGCGGTGCGGGTAGCCGCTGCACGGATTGAGGTGCAAAAAGAGGCGGTAGAAAAACAGCGCATGGCGGTGGAGGCTTTGCGCAAACAAGTATTGGTTGGTGATGCTGTGGAGCGCAGGATACATATGCAAAGCATTGCACGTCATTCTGAAGAGCTTGCAGCAATGGAAAAAGTTCTGGCAGGCTTCGAAGCCGTACACGCTGAAGTTCTTGCAAGCGACCCTGCAATTAATAATTTAACAAAGGAGGTTCAAGACCTTGGCAACAACACCAAGGAAACAACGGATAAGCTAAAAGACAAAAGCAATACACTAGGATTTCTCATTAACCAACTAGAAGAAGTTCCGAATACCGATATATGGAAGCCAGTAAAAGAGAGTACGGACAAAGCCAATAACAGCTTGGGCGCGCTTTTTAACACTTTGGAAGCAGTCCCGTCCATTGATTACGACCGGGAAACCATGACCCAAATGGAAAAGGACTTTGAAGACTTGAACAAAAGCATAACGGACAGCATTAACGGCGCTGTAAACTCTGCAATTATCGGCTTTGGTATGATGTTAGGCGAAGGCATTGCCACCGGCCAAGGCATGAAAGGCGTAGGCGCAATGTTGTTGGGTGTATTTGCCGACCTTGCAATACAACTTGGAACGCTTGCGATTGGTTACGGTATTGCAATTGAAAACATAAAAGTTGCACTAGCATCGTTAGCCGGTCCGGTTGCCATCGCTGCCGGTGTTGCCCTTGTTGCGTTGGGTGCAGGATTGAAAGGTGCAATAAGTAAGAACGCAGAGCAGGCCGGTGTACCTGCATTCGCCAACGGCGGTATCGTCAGCGGTCCGACGATGGCGTTGGTCGGTGAATATCCAGGCGCGAAAACCAATCCAGAAGTTATTGCGCCGCTTGACAAATTGCGCAGCATGATCGGCGGCAATACCGTCCAGGTAACGGGTAAGATTTCAGGCCGAGATATATTGCTCACCAGCGAACGCAATGCAATTGATCGTAACCGTGTAAGAGGATTCTGATGGCAGACGCAATAAGATTACAGGCAGAATTTACCGACGACCTGGGCAACGATTGGCAGGTAAACATTCACGACAGCGATTACGTTGGAAGTATTGTGCCGTTCAAGCTGGGTGCCGACGGTTTTGTACTGCGATACAGCGGAAACAACGAGGACCGTTACCAGCCTGTGATTGGTAGCGAAGTAACGTTTACGCTGACGGAAGAAAACAGTGACCATACGACGTTTATGGACTTGCTGGCGACTAACGTAGAAGTTCGGTTTTCGGTAAGCGTTCGCAAAGACCCTGACGGCACGGATGACTTTTGGTGGGGCGGCATCTTATTGCCTGAGCAAGTGGTGAGGCCGTTTGATTATTACCCGATTCAGAACACGCTCACAGCGTCGGACGACCTTGGTAATCTTATTGCGTCTGCCATCAGAATCCTCTTACACGGTTACGATCAATTGCATTGCGTTCGCTGGTGAGCAATATATCTCGGCCTGAAATCTTACCCGTTACC